GCCTTTCGGGCGCGCTCTGAAGCCCTTGAAGGCTTCTAGCCGTAAGAGTACCAGACTAGTCAAGTTCATCAACATAAGTCCTGCTCAAAACGGTGTGTCGAGTTATGAGTCCTATATATTCTGTGTAAGCAGGTGGAATAGCATCTGTTAGATCATCCCAGTTACTCATCCAGTCAATACCCATAGCATCCTGAGCATCGGCTACATTCTCAGCCTTTAACCCGAAGTCCCGGCCTTTAAGGATGAACCTAGCGCGTTGCTGTTGATAAGTACCAATAGGCTTGCCATATACACCCACAGGCTTGCCCTGCGCTTTATGATCGCAAGTAGTGCCGCGTAACTCCATGTTAGATAGGAACTGGCGATGCCTACGAACACGCAGCCCGAAGGCTGAACCACATAGAACCACAGCGCCGGGCATAGGCGCACCCACAACATTTTCAATAACCCAAGGCTTACCAGTTAACTCTAGTTCCTCGATCATGAGTGGAATTAGATCAGGATGATCGTCTTGATTACCGCTCACCTTTGTAATAGTGCTATATCTAGGGCATGGCGGAGAAGCGTGAATAAAGTCATAATCATCATGCCATCCGACCGTACTCATGAAGTCCAGAACATCAGCAACGATTAAAGGGTATGGATAATCTTTATGATCCTTTATATCGACTCCAGTTACATCATAGCCAGCGCGGTGATAGCCAACTGAGCAACCACCTGCGCCAGAGAATAAATCGAGTAATTTCATTTAGAGTCCGTACTGTAGAAGCCAGAGCCTTTAAAGTGAACTCCAACTGACGAATAAACCTTACGCATGGTGCTATGGCAGAATGGACACTCCAAGTCATGAGGCTCTGTAACTGATAGCCACTTCTCTACGCGAGCGTTGCATTCACAGTTATCGTTGTCGCACTCGAACTCGTAAATAGGCATTACTGATCCTCCCGGCAGAACTTGCACCGCTCACCTAGCGCATACACGCCACAGTCTAAACATCGAACGATGTCTGAGTCTTTAACTTCATCTTTACGCTCTTTATATCCTGCTTCTAGTAGTAACTCCACCAGATCGCTTAGACGCAGCATCGCAACATAATCCTCAGCATGCTCACCTTGTCCATTGAGTCTGAAAGTGGCGAACCCCAATAAGCCACTCTCCTTAGTACGACTCTCGATCTGGCGGAGTGTCCCTACTACATCGAGTCCTGTGCGCGCTTTAACCTCGCAGTCGAACGGAACATTGAGAATGTCGCGCCCAGAACCTCGACCTACTGAAGCACCTTCCCACCAGCGCCTCAGATACTCTGCAACCACACGCTCGGTGCGGAAGCCTCTGTGCTTTCTACTTTGAGACACTAGACTCCAGAGTTACTGCATGGCAGTCTGGGCAAGACCAAGTAAAGCCAGCAGTTAAAGATCCGCCGGTAATTACTATCTCTGATACATCGAACTCTCGGTTACATAGACAGCATCTAGTTGTAATCCCTGAAGCCTTGATCGTCTCTCGAATAGATTTATAGTGTTCAATAACATCGACATCAGGGAACGACTCCCATTCGCCGTCTTGGTTCATAAATTGTAAGCCGCTCATTGACCGTCACGAACCTTCCAAGTGCCGTTAGGTTCGAGGTTGTACCAGAGTACATCCTTGCATGCGAAGCAACTAAAGTTAGCCCAAGGCTTATTATTCTTAGCGCTTACGCCTGTTTTCCAACTCATAGGTTTATGGTCATGGCAGTTGCGACATAGCGGAATGTCCTTGTCGATCTTAACTGCACCTAGTACTTCTTGCACCAGCGCTACTGCATCGGCTGCCGAAGGCGCCGGGCTAACAGCCTTAACAGTCCAAGGATCATCCTCGACTGGAGTTGTGATCTTGTCGGCTAGTTTCTCAGAGAACGGCTTAGGTTCTGCTGCTTTAACTTTAGACATCTCCTCGCGGCTAGGGCGTTTGCCTTTCGAAGCATAGCCTGCGTTAGCCAGAGCCCGACCGATCGCACTCGTCTCGCAATTTTCAAGCGCCGAAGTAGCATTAACTCCTCGCGTGCTGACGGTTTCCTCTGCATAGCCAGTTGTCCAAGCCTGTGCATCCACTTCAGTTCTATAAATAGAAGCCTTAATAATAAATCGCTGAAGCGTTGACTCAACCATAGTAGTTTCAATTCGACCATCGGGATGTTCCTTCCAGAACTTGACTAAGCGTTCCTCTACTGTCTCGTAATCCTCTAGATTAAACATAAAGATCGTTCTCCTCTGTATGTAGTTGACCTGCTATTGCCACATAAGCAGCCATATCGACATAGGTGTCTGTCTTGCCTGTTTCCATGCTTCGGGCTATTTTGACGAGTGCCATGCAGATCGCAACTTGATAATCTGTAACTGGCATCTCCAAATAACTTGACCAGAGGGCAGCAGTTCTTGCCATATTGTCTGACGGATGACCGTAGTCAAGACCTCGGTCTTGGATGGTTGCTCTGGCTTCGTTGAGGTAATCACGCGCATTCATGCTCTCACCTTATTGGCTTGCTCGACCTGCTGGCGAACAGCGCGGCGGCCGTCTGTGTAACCTGCGTTAACGCCCATGGTGTAGAACCACACGCTAGTGAGTGTCCATAGACACATAATAATTCCGATTTCGTAGATGCTCATTATGCCACCGCCTGAGGTAGCAAGCGGATCAAGCGACCCCAAGTTGAAAGTGCTTCGTTCTTATTGGCGAACATATTCGCTTCTAAGGCTAAGTCGTATGCTTCCTGAACTGTTTTTGCCTCAGGGAATGTACTAACTACTAACAATGCTTTTGCTTTTGCTGCTTCAATGCTGTTCATTTACTGCCCTTCTAGTGCGCCCTTCGCACCTTCTTGGCATAAGTGTTGCATAAATATCTGACTAATCAACGGTGTTTAGATAACGAAACGGTAACAATTCTCCGTCATCCATAGCGTCATCTATTGTCCGCTTAATGTCGTTATCGAGATCGTCCATACCGGCGGCCAGCAACTACGAATGTGCCATCCTTTTCAAGGTTGATCAGGGTAACTTGGTTATCCTCAACGATGATAAAAGCCTGCTGCCAGTTCATAGTTCCCTTGGTATAGCCAGCCTTGCGAACATCCATAAGATGACCACCTTCTACGCCTCGCAGAATGCGCCCTATTTTGCCTCCTGAAGCCTCTGTGAAGGCCGATGAACCTGCGCGGTGAGTGTGACCACACACCACGCTTAAACCATGCCTACGAGCCGCCCCAAGGGCTGTAAGACCAGCGTTAGGGTTGATGCCCTGCTCGTCTCCATGAACTGCAACCCAGCCCTTAGCGAAGGCGTAAGGCTTCTTATGGTAAGTGATGCCCAATTCGTCTAGACGCATGAAGCGCTCGAACTTTAACTCTGGCAAGGCTAGGAATGCTGGGATCTTTTTCATAATCACATTGTAAAGACGATCTGTGTGATTAGAACGGATCATGTGAGCCTCTTTAGAATGCTCGACTAGAGACCAGAGAACCTCAACTGCTTGGTCTCGATCCTCGGCTAGTGTCTGCTCGTACCAGCCGGGCGTTCCGTCTGACCATCGGCTGATCTGTGGGAGGTCGATTTCATCTCCCAGAGTAACCACGCTATCGGGGCGGTAAGCCTTAATAAAAGATGCAACATTACGGACAGCAACTTCATCGTGATATGGAACTTGTAGATCGGGAACGATTACAGTTCTTTTCATTCTTAATCCTCGTCATCGTCATCGTCATAGGGGATGCGGTCGGGTAGTTGTGGAAGCCAGTTAGGCGCAGGAAGGATAGTTGCCGGGTAAGTTGCAGGCTCTAGTAAGATGCATAGCGCAGTCTCAACATCGAACCCTGCTCGTCTTAGCGATTTGTAATACTCATTAAGCCCGATGCAGTACTGATCGAGCATAGAGTAAGCCTCTAAGTCGATAGCCTTCTTGCGAGCCATAGGATTATTGTGACTTACCTAATAGTTCAAGAATGGTATCGACACGCGCTTCTAATCGGTTAACTTGATCTTTGATAGACGAACCGCTATTGGGTTTTAGTTCGTTAAGATAGTGCTTGACTAAGAACTGAAGCATCGCAGTTACACCACCCAGAACCGTCACGATCGCTACTGCAATAGCAGCGTAATCTGTAGCGTTCATCGTTTGGGCGTGGCATAGCCAAAGACACCAGCAAGGACAGCCCATAGAATCGAGCGGTAATCTGCTGCAAAGTTAGAAGCAGCCCAAGCCGATAAGAATGCACCGGCGGTGAGTAGGTAAGGGTTTTTCATGTTCATGCTGTGCCTCCTAGTAGCGGGATATTAA